ACGTCAGAATGGCGCAAGGCTGCTGCTGAAGATTTTGCATTTATGCAAGGCAAGCAATGGCAAGACGGCGATTTAAAGAAAATGCGCGAAGCTGGACGGCCAGCGATTACGATTAATAGAATTAGACCGGTTATTAATCTGTTATGCGGTTATGCATCACAGAACGAAACAGAACCGGATTTCTTACCACGTAGTGAAGAAGATGACAGAATTAGCCGGGTTGCGAAAGGCATTACAAAGTACTGCTTAGACCGTGCGAACTATCAACGTAATAAGGGTAAATGTTTCCGCGATAAAATTATTTGCGGTTTAGCCAATTACTGGGTAAGTTATGAATTTGACTATACGAAGTTAGACGGCACTATTCAAATTGAACGTGTTTCACCATTCGATGCTTTCATAGATCCGGAATGTAAGAAAGATGATTTAAGCGATGCGCAATACGTAGGGCGTTATAGCTGGGAAAGCTCCGCTAAACTAAAACAAGTGTATCCGGATAAAATCAATGAAATTGATGCATTAAAACATAAATACGATGATACCGAACAGGAAGCCGGCATAGTTGAAACGGTAGACGGCGAAGCGTTATGGTATAACAACAATTACAATAAAATCCGTGTAGTACAGTACTGGTATAAAGAATACGGCAAAAAGAACGTATACATGACAAAAGAGGGTTTAATTGATGAAGCTAACCCGTTGTTTGTTGTATTAATGGCTACAGGCAAGAAACCTACCAGCATACCAGATACTAAAATTAGATATGCAACGTTCGCTGATGATGTAGAAGGCGAAAGCCCTTATAAGCATGGTAAATTCCCGTTAGTGCGTGAATATTGTTACTATACAGGCGAATTGGTAGACGATGAACTAGAACCAGCTGGCGTAGTGCGCGACATTAAAGATGCACAAAGGGAACTAAACAAAAACCGAAGCCAACGCATGCATGTTGTAAATCAACAGTCTTTAGGCGTTAAATTCTGGCAAGGTCAATTCACGGAACAATTAAAGAAAACTATCAAGAATGATAGTACAAAACCGGGTGCCAATATATTCCTACCGCCGGGCGTTTCTTTTGTAGACGGTACGCCGGCAATGGATAGCAATATCAATATGAGCCTTGAACAACAATCAAGCAATGATTTTTATGCTATTTCTGGCATTACTCCGGAAAGCCTTTCCGGTAGCGTAGGCGCTATGAGTGGCAAGGCAATCGACTTGCGGCAATCTGTAACAACTGTACAAACGGCTGGCATCTTTGAGCAATCAAAAGAAGCAGAACGCCAAATTGTTAAATTGTTATGGGGTGAGAAGAACGCACCGGGGTTAATTCCACAATTCTACAACGAAGCCAAAGCGATGCGCATCATGGGCGATGACGGGCAAAAGGAATTTGTACAGATTGCACCGGGTTTAAATCAACCTATGCAAGAACAAGTTTTAACCGATGCATTTGGGCAACCCCAACGCGATGCGGAAGGTAATCCTATTAAGCAAGTTTTGTATGATCTATCCGCCTTTGATTTTGATATTGTAATCAGCACTAGCCAAGCAAGCGCAACGGCAAGACGGGCTAACCTATATCAATTATTGGAAGCTAAGAAGTCCGGCGTTGATATTCCTATGGATATTATCCTTGATTTCATGGATTTCCCAGAAAAAGAAACGGTTAAGAAACGCATGCAAGAAGCGGCAGAAAAACCAGCGTTACCAGAATTGCGCGTAAGTGGTTCACTTGATGATATGCCAGCGGAAGCATTGAGCATGTATTTACAAACGTTAGGCGTACAGATTTCACCGCAGCAAATCATGGCGGAACGGTTAGCTTTGAAAGGTAAACAACCAAACATTCCAAATGCACCACAAATTATGCCGCCTATGAACGATTTAGGCACTATGTAATATAAACTATCAACACAATAATAAACGCTCCGTAATGGGGCGTTTTTTATATTATTTTCGCCCTAAGTAACGGCGTTAAAAGGCTTGCTTATACATTATCGCCCGGCAACGGCGTTAAACTGCCATATTTCTTTATTCGTCCGGCAATGACGTTAAAAGGCTAAGGAGTATTGGATATGGAAAAAGATTTAGTTAATATCGAAGATGCTGGTTTCACTCCGGAAGATTTAGAAAACGCGGGCGTTGAATTGGAAACAACCGAAGAAACGGATACACAGGAAGCTACACCAGATGAACCCTCTACAGATGATGCAGCGGAAAGTGATGCGAATGATGCGGAAGTAGAACCGGAAACGCCGAACACAAACGAAGAAACGGAAGAAACACATGCGAACGATCATAACTTAAAGGCAGCACTTGCACAGGAACGCGCAAGACGTAAAGCGGCGGAAGAACGTGCTAGACAATACGAAGCACAACAACGGCCGATTACATTGCCAGAAGAAGAAGTATCAAATATTCGCGACTTTGTACGCCGGGAAGCATTGAAACGCTTTAATATCACGGCGGAAGATTTAGAAAGTCTTATGTTTGAAGATGTACAGAAGTATAACGATTTCATTCGTTTTGAAGCCAACGCAGAATACACAATTACTAATCAGCAAATGGCGGTACATCAACAAAGACAAACAAACTTAAATTTCGTAAATGAAATTAAATCATTGCCGAACTTTGGGGAATTATATCAACGTGGATTAGAAAAGCTTAACGGAATGACGATGCGCGATGCGCAACCGATTAACGATGCTTTTTATCGTGTTGATATTGGCGAAGGTACGGAAGCCGATTTTGAAACTATTAGAAAGTTTGTTACAGAATTGCAAAATGAACGGGCGACAAATACCGAAGTACCGAATAACCCTTTACAAGTTGCGGCGACGTTGCCAAAAGCTGGCGCGTTAAATGGTGGCGTTCCTACACCTAATAAGGTAACGGAAGAAGATATTTTGAAAGCGTACCAAACGGGCAACCTTGATGCATTGCCGGACGATGTACGCAAATATTTTGACGAATTATAAGAGGTAAAACATGGCAGACCAAAGAAACCAAGTAAATATTCCAGCGGCTTTAGTACCTAAAGTATGGGCTAAAAAAGTATGGCATGAAGGCGTAAAAGATAGTTATTTTGATAAATTCACCGCAATGGACGGTTCCAACGTGGTGCACCAAAACAAAGATTTAACAAACGTAAAAGGTGATAGCGTAGTATTCGGCTTGATGATGAATTTAAATGGTCCGGGCGTTGAAGGTAATCAAAAATTATCCGGCGCCGAAGACACATTGAATATTTATGATTTCACAGTACAGACAAAATTAATCCGTAATGCGGTTTCTCGCTATGAAGCGGACGACCAAAAAACACAATATGATATGTTAAAAGAAATCAAAAGCGCATTGAAACAATGGCTTGCTGATTGGTTGGATAACAAATTGATGAGTGAATTATGTTCAATTCCTTCCTCTTCTAAAGAAGCGGTAGCTGCAAGTGCCGCCGGTACATATGCCAGCATTACGGCAAATGATAAATTAACAACAACTATTATTTCCCGTGCTAAACGTAAAGCGATGATGCATGCGCCAAAAGTACAACCGATTAAAGTTGACGGCATGGATAAATACATCATGCTTGTTCACCCATGGGCGGCACGTGATTTAAAAGATGATCCAAAATGGTTGGCAGCGCAACAAAATGCAAATGTTCGCGGTTCTAAAAACCCTATCTTTACAGGCGCATTGGGCGAATACGACGGCGTTATTCTTTATGAATACGAACGCGTATTATGCGATAATACAGGCGCATCTAGTGCGAATGTATGCCATAACTTATTATTGGGTAGACAAGCGGCATGTTTCGCGGTAGCAAGACCAGCTAAACACATTGAACAAACAGACGACTACGGCAACATCGCTGGTAATGGTATTGCGTTCTATGGTGAAGTTAAAAAAACAAAATTCAATAATAAAGACTACGGCTCTATTCAAGTATTAACTGGTGGCGTTGTAGAACAATAATTTTTGAATTATGGGCGGGGTAATACCCGCCTTTATTCTTATATGGGGTGAATATGAACGTAAAACAAGTTATCTATAGGGCGTTCATGCAGATAGGCGATACACCACAGGAACAATATACTCCGTACCATTTGTTGGAGTATTACAACGAAGGAAACCACCTATTAAATGCCCTTATCGGTCAGTACTGCCCTAGTTTGGCACAGGCAACGCACGAAGATAATGGCACCGGACGGATTACGCTGCCCGGTCAATGTATCAGCGTGTTAAATGTCAAAGCAGATGATGCGGACGTACAGGCCTATCATGTATTGAATTTACAAACGATAGTATTTGATGCGGATCATGAGCAGAAAATAACCGTTGATTATATAAAAACTGCTGGGTATAAGAAGCTAGATGATGAAAGCGGACTACCGTCGGAATTAGAAACATTGTTAGTTGATTACATCGTATATCGTGTAATGAACATGGATATTACCGGTATTACTGGCAATATGGTTAGTGCGTTGCAATCCATTAATGAAGGTTTGGGGAATAATGAAAGCGTAATTGCGGAAGGGTATTGGAACTATGGTTGTAAGAGAACTGATTACTCTAGTTAATGTAGAGTCAAACGAAATACTAGATGAACAGTTGGAATATATCCAGTACATCAACGCCGCTATTGATTGGCTAACTACTATTCTTGTTAGCATTAAGGATAGGGAAGTAGTTAAGAATACGGATATACCTAACCTAAAAGGCGTACCGTCCGACTTTATGGGGTTCGTTCCTAAGAGTGGTTATCCTATCCGCATCATAAACGGAACATTTGAAAGCTATGACGGGGAAACGGTTAAAGAAGTATTTTATAGTGTTCGCAAAAATCACGTTGATGATTTAGACGATCCTATTCCATTCTCTGAATTCTTTCATCAATATTTAGTGCAGCTTATATCTTTCATGGTTAAAAAGAAGTCGCTTATGACTGATTATGCTGCTTATGATAAACAATTCATTGACTACATAACGGAACAGATTAAGGCGGCAAGAGGTATAGCATAATGGGCGTTAAACAGGTGGCAACTACAAACGGGTTCCGGCTGGGCCTTGATTGGAGCAACCCTCCGGAGAATATCGACGTGCAAGCGCTAACACAGGCGCAGCAATGCGAATTCGATAGAACAGACAACGCACTCCGTACCGTTCCGGGTATTCGTATATTGTATGATTTTGGACTACCAATAGAAACGCTATACCATGATGTGTATCGTAATAAGTGGTACTTTTCTAGTGGCCGAAATTTGTATGAAACAGATTTTAGCGGTAATACACTATTAGGCACATTAAATGGTACCGAACGGCCGAGATATCATGCGTTTGGCGGTGATATTCTCATAGCCAGCGGTGATAAATTGCAAGCCATTTCCGGTGCTGGTAAGTTATCCACTATTGAAAGTCCGGCATGTGATATAGTATCAAGTCATTCCGGGCGCGTACTGATTGCATCGACTAATTCGCATAGGTTGAATTGGTCGGCAGTTGGCGACTACAACGCATGGAACCATAACAGCAACGATGCATCTAGTGCGCAATATGTAGACGTTGGATATAAAGACCAAGGCAGCATCATTGCGATTGATTTCTTATCACGTGCAATTATCGTATACAAAGAATACGGGCGCGTGTATCAAGTAATTGGCACGCCAGATGCGCAGAATTTAACCGTATATCCTTTATCCTCTACCGGTTATTGTAGCGGTGCAACGGTAAGCGTTGATGATCGTAGTTACTATTTAGGCAATCAAGGGTTCATGTCTTTCATGCCTACAAATACCTATGCAGAAATACAACCGTTTGAAACTGGCCTTAACATCAACTCTTATCTATTGAAGTACATAACGAAAGATTGCGAAGTATGGCATATATCCAGCCGTAAACAAATCTGGATTAAACCATATAACGGCGATACTGTTTTTATGTATCACTACTTGCCACGATATGAGGACGGAAGGGGCGTTTTCACATCAAGAAAATTCACGCATAACATCAATGATGCGGTGAATGTGGATAAAGAAGTATACATAGCATACGGCAATAAGATTGGTATCCTTGATGAAACAATAGATACAGACGATACGAAACAAATCCAAACATCAATTATCAGCGGCAACAGATTGGCAACACGTCAATTTGTGTTGATTATGAACTATAATTTCGTAACACATAATCTTATTCCCGGTTATGGCACTATTGGCATATCGAATAAGAAACCTAAGCCAATTAATTTTTCAAGCAAGGCAACAAAAACCTACTATGCGAATGAAAAGCTATACGAAGCCAAAACATTAATGAATATTAATGAGTACACGAAGGCGTATAAAATTGGCGG